TTCAACTGGAATGCCGCCACTATGGTCGTAAAATTCCGGTACTGATGATTTGTCAGTTGGCTCTTGCTCATACTTGACTACGATACCTTTGCTCTCTAGGAACTCGGTTGTCTTATCCACACAAGCACACTTACCATTTTTATCTCTCTTACCTAAACATTTACCACAATCATCATACAAACCATCACCGTATGTGCCGCCTGTGGTACAGTTGGTACAGTTCCTTGAACCACAATAATTTGGTGGTTTGCAGTTTTTCCCTACTGCTTTCCCAAAGTTAGGCTTATCATCGTCACCCTCTTTGGGCTTGTTATGCTTCTGTTTCTTGGATTTGGGTAGTTTTGGTTTTTTCTCATCACCACGATTAGGTTTGAAATCAGATGTTTCGGCACAGCCGATGTTCTTTTCCAATGCCTTGACTATTTGTAGCAGTTCTCCTTCAAGAGTCTGTGCTGGGTCTTTCCATGTTGGTTGCATTTGTTATCACCTATACTTTAATGAAGAGGGGGTTTGATTAGGAGATGGCATTGCCTTTTCCATTTCTTTCCACTCATGTAGTGTTTCACTGGGGCTTTTAACGATTGACGAATCAGTATTAAAACCAGAAGTAAATGTTGTTTCATCAATTTCACGCTGCAATGGGTCGAATACCTCTTCTGCCATTGGTGTTACGGCACGAAGCCACCCTGCCTTTTTCATCATGGTTTCGGGGTCATCCATTGCTTTGAGTAGTGATGTATTGTGTGATTCTAATGTATCTATTCGGTGACGGAGAGTGCGTATCTCTTCGACCATCTCTTTGAGTAGGTCTGCTGTTGCTTCACCAATATCGTCAGTCATATCACATAGCCCCCATTCCGGGTGGCATACCACCCATTGGACCGGGTGAAGGCGCACCACCGGGTGGCATACCCATTGGACCGGGTGCTGGCATATTCTGTAAGCCACCACCCATCATTCCCATCAATTCGGGTGGCAAACCGCCCATCTCATCACCACCGATAGGATGATTTGTCATACTCGCATCCATATTACGAACTGCACCTACCCCTTTTCGCAGTTGTTCAATAGCATCTCTAAAACTTTGTAGTAGTTCTTGATGTACTTCAACAGGCATATCATCTAAATTATCACCATAACGAGTTTGCCCGATTGTTCCAACATGGGCGGTAATATCAATTGCCATTTCAGATAGGCGTTGTTCCAAATCTGAACACATCTCTTCTGTTGAAGAATAAACTTTGGGGCTATTTGTTAAAGCATCCATTTCTTGAAGCGTAGGGCCACCGGACATTTCAGCACTTGGTGGTGGTGTAAGTGGTGCTGGTGGTGTAACTTGAGCCGGCATATTGGCTAATTGCCCACCTTCACCAGTTGCATCGTCAGCCTTTCTTAATAGATTAGTTTGAAAATCGACAACCTTCATGCGACCCGCAATGGAAGGTTCAGACCAATATGTCATTAATATCACTCACTTTGGGGTCTCCAAATAGTTGAGGAACGACCCATGCGTGAAATACCAAGAGCAACTGCGCCTTCGGTCCCATCATAATCGCTCACAGTATTGTTGTGTTGTGAAATGTTACCCATAGGTAATCCCTCACCAACTACCCCTTCACTATCACTTTTTGTAATTGCAGCGGTTTGTTCAAATGATTTTACTAAATGCAAATCTTTTTTGAGGGCAGAAAGAGCATTTTCAGCATCTTCAATGTGTTTACTAACATCTTCTGTATTCTTATGAACCAGTGCATTTTGCATTGCCTCTAGGCTCGCTAAAGCCCTACGAGCCATAGGTTCCATTTTTTCCAATAATCCAAAATCAAGAAAGCCGTCTGTCATCTTAACCACCCCTTCCGAAAGCCTCCCATTTATTCAAGGTTCCCCTTTATTATAGGTCTGGAGGCTTATATCTCCGTTCCATATTCTTTAGCCGTTCATTCACACTCTTTTCCGATGTACTTGCATTATCCCGTTTATCTTGTGTTGTTTGACTCAAATGATGCTCTCCCGAAACACGATTGACGCCCTCCGGTGATTTACCCCCACTACGCCTACTATTAACACTTAATTGTGAGTCAGCATTCATGCGTAAAGGTGGTAAATCAGTATCAAGTGTAGTCATAAGAGCAGCGGGTACTGGAACTGACCCATGTATAGGGTCTGATGTGGTACGCTTCAATATATCAGCCATTGTTGGTGGCATATCATCCCATGTTGCTTTTTGAACAGGTGTAGGTGCTACTGCCCCTTCGGGCGGCATCGGTGGTGCGGGCGGTGCTTCCTTATAATCAAAGTGTAAATACCCATCATCGTCACGAAGTGTCGCTTCGTAACCCGATTGCTTCATTTGCATCATATTACGAATTGCCATTTCATCACGGCGCATAGTCATAATTTCATCTTCCTCTTCGTGTGGTTGTAAAGACATATTCCATTCAGTGATTTGTAAGGATTGTATTAGTAATGGTAATAACCTATCGTTGTATAGGTTTTGACTAGCGGCCAAAGCACGATTTGTGACAACAATTTGCATACCTTCGTTATTGAGGCCACCACCTGATACATCATTCATAAACACGTTTGATACACCAAAGAATGATGAAATGCGTTGTCTAATGTCGTCTTTGATAGGGATATATTGTAATTCTTCAAGTGTGTCCATCATCCGGACATACTCAAGCCCACCACGCCCACTCTCCGTTTCAACACCAACAGTAGGAATATACTGCGGGTCACGCTCAAGGTGTTCCTGTATGTTTCGTGCTGTTCTCTCTACTGTTTCAAGATTTGATGATTTAATAACCATCACACCTCTTGGCATTCTTCGCTTTTGATATGCTGCATAAACATAATTATCCATAGCAATCAAAGTATTGACTTGTCGCCATAAAGTTGCTATTGGTGAACGGCCATATAATTTTGATGGTGACCATTTACTAATATGTATTACTTCACCTTCGGTATAGACTTGACCAGACCCAACACCTGCTAAATTCATATAATGAATGGGTATTACTGGTAGGTTAGTTTTAGGGCATTTTTCTTCAGGGTCACTGGTTCGGAATGAACGGTCAAGTAAACTGGTATATTGTTTACCCCCTCTAATACCACGCTTATCTGCTACAATACGCATGAAAATAGGGTCTGCACGAGTAATCTCTTTTATTCTATAAAACTGTGGTTTTCCTGTTGTTGGGTCCACAAAGTATTCTTTTGTTAAAATAATATAGGCATCATCAACGATATTCAAATCCATTTCAATTTCACGGAGAACTTCAAGGAATGATTGCCCCATACGGTTTTCACTTTCAAGTAATGCTTTTGCATATTCTAATTGCGCTTTATCCGCAGGGCGTGTTTCAGAACCACACTTTTCACATTCTTTTATTTCTTTATTGTATGTTTCTTCACATTCACGACATTTACTCACAAATTTTGGTTCCCATTTCCAACCTTTTCGGAATGTTTCAGTAGCCAAATGATTAAGAATTGAACGTAATACTAAACATTCATACGCCGCTGCATATAACGCAGGGATAGTTATTCCCTGTAATAGTGGGGGTTCTTGAACACCCGAAGTAAATAGTGGCATTTCTGGTGTGGGTGTACTATGGCGTTCCATATCAACACCAAGTGCTGCGAAAAGGCGGTCAATTCGTTTCTTTTCAGTAGTCATTTATAATCGCCTCCTTCCAACCCTCTAATTCCTCTTCTGATACATTCCATCTTTTCAAAAGTGATGTTTGCTGTTGCGCTGTTGATTGTTGATAGGTTATGATTTTTCCAGCATTTTCATTTTTCTCAATGGCCGAAACTACTAAACACACTTCACCTCTCTTTCCCTCTAAAAATGGTAAAGCCAGTTTTGAGGCTTTCAAAACAGTTTTTTCACCCTCAAGGACAAACTGCCTCCCCTCCCACATAATGTTGTCCGTACCTAACTCTTGCTTTAGAATGGTGGTATAATCATTAGCCCTTTTAGTATTAAATGGTAGTAAAATGCGTGGTTGGCCCAAACTACCAATCTCCACCGAACCACCCACTTCCCATAAATTACCAATAAACGGACCAATGGCTTTAAGGAAAATTGGTGGTTTTTTAGTACCATAATAAAGAGTTCTGTCATCATGTTTTTTTCCTTGACCCACTACTTTCATATCAAATAAAAATCCATAGGATTTTATCAATGAACCCAATTCTTTACTATTAGCAGCAACACCATAAGAAGTCAAAGTAACTGCGTTCATATCACCATATTTTCGTAAAGTATCATAAGTATCAGTAAGGATATTCCTTTCACGGCGACTTAAGCGTTGTTCAGCATTTAGCCTATTATCCCATTGTTTCCAAATTTTTTCGGCATCTTCACCCCGTTTCAACGCCGCTAATGTTTGCCTTAATGGAAGTTCCAACCTATTAGGATAAGAACATAATAAATTAAAATCATTATCACGAAGTTGTAGTAAGGGCCAATCCTTTTCATCCCACCAATCAAATGTTTTCATAACTGCATTTTGCTCATTTCTCAACATTTCAACTACTTGTGGTATTAGTGAATCTTCACCCCCCTCTTTTAGTAATTTAATTAAATCCCCACCATTTATACCAAAACTATCCATAAAGAAAGACTTACCTATTTCATCCATAGGCATTAGCCGTGTTCCGGGTTGTTCGTTAGGTATTGCTTCCTTATCACCACCTTGAAAACCTTGAATGGCCTCATCAGGTGTCACAGGGCGTTTCTCGTCTCCTGTTGGTGGTTTTTCAAGGGCTTGTTGTATTTGTTCAATTGTTTCTTTTGAACCTTCTAAATTTTGATTCAATCCTTCGTTTGTTGTTGCTGATTGAATACCACTATCTAATACTTTATGGATAGCATCTTCAATGCTTCGTATTTGTGGGTTCCACTGTATTTCTATCATGCGTCTACCCACCCTAATCTCTTGGCCCATGTTGAGCCATCAAGAACTACTATATTGTCTTTATATTCTTTAGTCGCTTGAACTGCTAATGCTAAAGCAATTACACTATCATCATGTTTCCCTAATGATTCCATCCTACCATTTGGTAACATAGTAAACATTGATAATTCAGATAAAAGAATATCTATTAATCTAAGGGTAGCACCTTCATCCTTTTGAGGGATAATTAAATGTCGTTGTTCAAAGTGCAATTGAAGTGCATGGATAACCGCTTCTTTACGCATACGACTCATAGTGAATGGTTTGATAGGTAAATCACTAATCTCCTTCAATACTTGATGAAATGCCTGTGCGAAATTGTTTGTTTCCAATTCAACAATAACTGGATTGTACCTAGCACTTAACTCTATAATTTTATCAATTTGTGAATTAAAATCCATACCCTTTTCACGGTGCATCCACACTATCCGCTTATGTCGGTTTTCATCCATAGCGATAACCACCATACAAGTATAGTCGGCCTTTCGGTCAGGACTAATAGCGGGGTCCCAACCAATGTAGTAGTTCTCTTCAACATCATCATCACCTTTTTGTGAATCAAATTCAAAACCATAATCTGCATTTTTACACGGGTCGGTCATTTCGTTAGGGAATAAACTAGATTCACTCGCTATTGGTTTACATAGATATTCACGAGTGAATGCAATAGAAGTCATTTCACTACGGCGTGATTGTAGTGCTTCAAGTGACCAACGATTGGGCCATAGGGGTTCACCAGTAGCGTCACTAATAGCGGGGTATTCTCTTACTTCGTAGCCACTTAATGATTTTAATTCACTATACAAATCAGTATAGGAGAACGGTGTTCCAACAATACATAGTTGCGCTGTGTGGTGAAGCACAGGTAATAGAGCAGTATAGAACCATTGAGCAATAGAAGCCAATTGAGTATCGGCTTCACTAGATAATATATCGTCAAGCACCACAATATCAGGGTGCGCCCCACGCACCGATTTACCAACAGACATAGCAGTAATTGATGATTTATTGGTCATTTTGAACTTTTGTTTCGCCCAACCCCTTTTTGGTTTCAAATGCGAAAGAACGGGGCTACTCATAATTAACTCATCCATTTTTGCCATGTGGTCAATGGATTGGTGCTGACTGTGTGAAAAGAATAAGACTTCTGTGCCGGGATTATATGCCATTTTCCATAGCAAATAACAACGGTAAAAGACTGATTTGCCGTGGTCACGAGATGCTATTACACAGGTTTTATTATTTTCTTCCGACATTTCAAACCATTCGTGATGAAAATGAGCCAATTCATATTTTTCATCTATACTACAAATATCTTCAAAAAAGTATTTGAAATCACGGCGACCCATTTCCCAATCAACCTTACTAGCAAGATTGAGTACGGATTCGCTCACGATACGCCACCTTCCGCCCACCCGCTGGGCAGAAGGCTATAATCAGAAGCACCTTCCTGTGGTGGCTTCATGTCTTTAATTAAACCAAAAGGTAGTAGTGATACATCATCATCGGGGCTTATCTTTTCAACAGGGTCAATCCCCGGCCACCTTGTAATGTCCCCTCTAGCAGCACCTTTAGGTTCCTCTTTTTTAGCAGGTGGTGTAGCCGCAGGTGGCGGTGAGGTATGGATTCCTTCACCATGAGGGAGATAATCAGGTATAGTGGGTGGTTCATCCGCAGGTGGTTCATCCGCAGGTGGCATAGGTAACCTATCCACTTTATCTCCTATATCCTTTTGCTTCAAGTCATTAAGGGCTTTATCCCTTATTTCTTGTGCTTTAGGAACAGTCATTCTTTGAGTGTCGCTAAGATATTGTTGATGAATGGTATCTTTATTTGGGTCCACACTTGGTGGTGTTCCTGTTGCTTTAGGAACATTAACACCACCTTTCAATCCTTGAAGTTCTGCACTACGTTTTTCGCTTCGCCTACCTAATTGCCCTGCTGTGGTGTTATCAGTTGGTAGTGACGGTGGTGTTGCTGTTTGAACTGACTGGGCCATATCTATCAATCTGGAATTATCTCTAGGTTTCGCCATATCTGCCCTCATTGCATCCACTTTAGGGGTGGGCTTGGGTGCTTGAACATCCCGAATCAAATCACGGTGTTTATCTGCAAACTTTTGTGGTGTTACTTCGTTTTCTTTT